AGCTTATGAGCCTGGTCTTGCAGGGCTAGGCCCATGCCAGGCTTGGAAGGAATCTCAGACCACAGAGAGATTTCGAAACGATTTTGAGCTCCGAAGAGCAGTCTCTCAATGATCTGGTCCACGACGGAAACTGATGATATCAAACGATATCTACGTTGCTTCATCTTCTTCCGGGTATGCGGCTCCTGTTTGACAAATATTCTTACAGGATCGCAGAAGCCATTCTCTACTAGATCAACTGCGGTAGCGTGGCTAAGATCGGCATCTGAAGCTAAAAGCAACAGGCGTTCATAAGCGCAGTTGACTAGCATAAGGCTGTGCTTGCTGATTAATTCCTCATTAGTAGCAGCTATGGCTGCAAAAGGCGCCCCGGGAGAGGCATCGCGCTTGATCTCTGTGCGAATAATCGACAGCAAGCGTTTCTTTAATTCCACTTCATCCCATGAACGAAGCACGGGATCAACTGGTCCGCGGGGGTACTTAAGCAGCAACCGATCGCAGGCCTCGATTAAGTTTGGCGGGGCTGGTACTGCGCGGTGGTTTTCTGCTTGGAGGGTAAGGGAGGCGTATTCCGCGGCGGATCCGCGCTCTGGCCACGAGTATTCGTGGAGCTCGGGGAAGCGCTCCTGCGCTGCCTTGACCGCGGACGACGGGTTAGTTGCTTGGCACTCTCGGAATCTGACGGCTGAACGTCCAACTTCGTGGAGAGGCATGCCAATTGGCTCCCTAATTTCTCTATCAGTGTGTTTTCTAGTTCGGCTATCGCTTTCTGAAACTGATGCGTTAGCTCCAAGCGCAGATGCGCCTGGCTCTCCTCGAGTCTGGTTTGCATCCGCTTCGTGTTCTCCGAGGCTTCCTGGGCGTAGAAGTATGTGTACGACATCCCCTTGTCCAGTTCGTCCAGTTGCTGAGTCAGCCGCTGGGGTAGCACTGTAGGTGCGTCTGGTGGGGGGGCCGAGGAAGTACTCTCGGTCTTGGCCTCCGTAGGCTTCTCCTCCTTCACTGGAACC